ATTAAATTTAGGTACTGTGCTGAAGTAGCATGGTGCGGGTAGCGTGGGCGCAGAGTTTCGCTAGATTTTAACATCATAAAAAACCCCTTCTGGTTCAGTGACTTACGAAGCTCACCAGTAATCCGCAATAAACTGGCGAAATTATGGGCCACGACTTTGAAGAAATATTTGTCCAACAGATAGAGCTCGCCAGATTCATAGGCTTAACTACTCGAAGAGTTCACGACCTCACAAAAGAAAATATTTTCAAAAAATCCACCAAGGGTTACCCGTTTTTTGAATGCACTCAAATCTATATCGAGTACCTGCGGGCCAGGTCTGACGGCAAAAGCCAAACCACAACCACAGCTGAAAAACTGAAAGAACGAAAGCTATTAGCTGAAGCTGAAATGCGCGAAATAGATCTGGAAGAAGTTAAAGGCCGGCTGATAGACGTAGACAAGGTGCGCGACGTATGGATACACATGGCATCAAACTTTAAAAGCAAAATGACATCATTACCAACCAAAATTGCATCGTCATGCTACGGACGCGCAAAGCCACAAATACAACGAGAGGCGCAAGCATTAATAAATCAAGCGCTCGAAGAGTTGGCCAATAGTGAGCCAGACGAGTGATTTACAACGATCAGTCTTTGAGTGCTTACGACCACCGCCGTCTTTAACAGTTAGCCAGTGGGCCGACAAAAATCGGCAGCTATCGTCAGAAGCATCAAGCGAAACAGGCCAGTGGAATACGTCCAGATTTGAATTTACGCGCGAAGTAATGGACTGCGCAACAGACCCTGACTACCACACAATAGTATGGATGAAAAGCGCGCAGGTAGGCGGCACCGAAGTCATAAACAATATCGTCGGCTATCACGTCGACCTTGACCCTTGCCCTATTATTGTTGTGCACCCTACGTTGAGGGAAGCGCAGGATTGGGCCGAAGATCGCTTTGTCCCGATGGTTAGAAATTGCAAATCGATATCCGGAAAAGTCGCAGAAAATAAATCACGCGACAAATCGAACACAAAAACAAAAAAGAACTTTCCTGGCGGACATTTAACCGTCGCTGGTGGCAACAGCCCTTCTGGTTTGGCAGGGCGACCAATCCGCGTTGCCATACTCGATGACGTTGACCGGATACCGGCTGAAGCAGGAAGCGAAGGAAGCCCGATATTATTAACGTTCAAGCGCACGCGCGGCTTCTGGAACAGAAAAAGAATACTTGTTAGCACGCCTACTGTCGCCGGGGCATCTCATATAGAGACCTGGTTTGAACGATCTGACAAACGTTACTTTAATGTTAAATGCCCTAACTGCGATATGTGGCAAATTCTCAAATGGGCAAACGTTAAGTTTGATTCGAAGAATTTCAATGTTGATCAGGTGCATTACAAATGCAGTAACAACAAGTGCACAGCCCATTTATCTGATCCCGACATAAAGCAAATGGTGCCTGGCGGACACTGGAGAAAGACAGCAGAAAGCAACGGTATAGCTGGGTTTCACATCAATGAACTGTATTCCCCTAATTCATCCGTCAATGAAATAGCAGAAGATTTCATGCGGGTTCGAAAGAACCCATCAGAGCTTAAGACATTTATCAATACCAGCCTCGGCGAGCTCTATGACGAGACGACCGAAGAATTTGAATGGCGTAAGCTGTACCAGCGACGCGAGAAGTACCCCTCACCCGTCCCACAAGGCGTGCAATATCTAACTGTTGGGGCTGATTTACAAGCAGACCGAGCAGAATATGAAGTCGTCGGATGGGGCGTCGGTGAAGAAAGCTGGTCTATCGATTACGTGAGATTGTACGGCGACATACATGGTCAGCATTTTTGGGATTCGTTGCACCAAATGTTTAACAAGACATACTTGCGTGAAGACGGTATCAAAATGGAAATTGGTCTTATAGGGTTCGATCAGCAATATCAATCCGATTTAGTAAAAGATTTCTCTAAAAAAGTTGGTGTTCGCAGGTTGATTCCGTTGGTTGGCGATGGCCGAATAGGTCACCCGATAGCAGTGTTTCCACGAAAGCGAAACCGGCAAGGTATTTATATAAGTCGGGTTGGAACAGATACTGCAAAAACCCTTATATATGGTCGCTATGATTTGTTGCAGCCAGGAGCGGGATATTGTCATTACCCTATACATGATGCATACGACGAAGAATTTTTCAAGCAGGCAACTGCGGAAGTAAGACAGCTTAAATACAGCCGTGGCAATTCTTACCATGTTTGGGCAAACCCAAAACAGAAACGTAACGAACCTTTAGATTGTCGACAAAACGCAATAGCTGCATTACGAATAGCACAACAGCACTTTCATTTGGATTTAGACACATTGTCGGCTGGACACCAAAAACCAGCGCAGAAAAATACAGTAATTGATAAACCACCGCAATCAAAAGATGAGTGGTTAAGTAGTGTTGACCGTTCCAAACCTTGGATATAAAAAATGTCAGAGTGGACTTTAATCGAAGCACGAGAATGCCTTGCATTATACAAAAAAGCGATTCGCGCTGCCTCCAGGGGTCAGTCATACTCAATCGAAATTCAGGGCGAAAGAATACAAGGGGATAGGCAAAGCCTGGGCGAACTGCGCCGCCAAATAAATTATTTCCAAGAAGTTATTAATCAACTCACAAGAGCTGAATCGGGCGGCTCTATAAGATTAGGCCGGGCTGTTTTTTATGAATAAATATCAACGCAGGATAGAAAACACTATTGCCTATGTGTCGCCTGGCTGGGCTGCTAGTCGCGCAAAAAGCCGTAATAACTACCACGTCCTTAACAGTTATGAAGCTGCACGCACGACAGTACATCATAAGCGCAGAGGAAGGTCCACGACGCCAGACCAACTAGCCGAGGCATCGGCTGTTCGCATACGTGAAGAAACCCGTTGGTACGAGCGTAACCATGATTTATTTGCTGGTGTGCTTGATACTTTAGTTGGCAACACAATCGGCATGGGGGTGCGTGCGGAACCACAAGTTCTGGATACACAAGGTAATCTTTGCAATGAAGTGAATGAAGCCATACTGCAAATACAAAAAGAATTTCACAAGCGCCCTGAAGTTACTAGATCATACGATGAATTCGAAGGACAAAGACTTAGAGCGAGAACATTGTTTCGCGACGGCGAATATCTTGTTCAATTGTTGCCAGGTGTTGTACCGTTTCTAACGCATGGTTCTGATTTACCGTTGAGCTATGAAGCATTAGAACCTGATTTTTTACCTTATGACTTTTGCGATAACGGCCGTAGAATATTCAATGGCATCGAAGTAAACCAATGGCGGCAAGCTCGACGGTACTGGATTCTGTTTGACAGACCTGAGTCGAGCAGGAACATGTTCACTTCATCTTCTCAAACAAAACCGATTAATGCTGACAGAATCATTCATGCAAAAACGATTAGTCGACTTGGCCAGCTTCGCGGCGTATCTCATTTTGCATCTACCTTGCGACGATTCGAAGATGTAAAAGACTACGAAGACAGCGAGCGCATTGCAGCCCGTATAGCCGCTGCAGTTGTTGGCTCAATTAAACGCGGCCCAGAAGCACCGGCGCCAGCAGCTAGGCCAGATGGTCAGAGTTACCAAATGTCACCCGGTGTGATATTTGATGACCTGCCAGCAGACACCGAGTTTATGATTCACAGTTCGGACAGACCCAACCCAGGCCTTGATGCGTATTTACGTGTCCAGCATGCAGCCAATGCGGCGGGTTCGCGGGTTTCTTATTCCGCGCTTAGTAAAAATTATGAAGGATCGTACAGCTCACGTAGGCAAGAAGCAGTCGAGCAATATCAGGTCTACGGAATGCTATGGGGATATTTCGTGTCTATCGATCAAGTGCCCATGCACGAAATGATGGTCTCTACTGCAATTGCAGCAAATTTACTCAGGCTACCGGACAATTGCGATACAAAAACGATATTCGATGCCGACTTCTCACGTCCCGCATTGATCCAAATTAATCCTAGGGACGAAGCAAAAGCGATGGAGACGGAAATCTCACTTGAAATTATGTCAAAAAGCCAAGCCATACGTTCACGTAATCGCAGTCCGTCAGCAACAATGAAACAAATTGAACTAGAGCAACTTAGCGATGGCAGTCGTGATTCTGTCGACGAAGATAACTAAATAGCGAGCGCATAGCATGCCGAAAAGAAAGAACAAAAACAGAACAAAAATGAAAAGCGATTGGTACGCAATGAATCGTGTGTCAAACGAGTCAGCGCTAATAAGAATTTACGGTGTTATTCACCCCTGGGTAATAGGAGCTGACCAGTTTGCCCAGGACCTTGATGGCTTGGGCAATATTGACGATCTTACGGTTGCTATTAACAGCCCAGGCGGAAGCGTCACTGAGGGCATCGCAATTTACAACTTGCTGGTTTCCCACTCAGCAAACGTCACAACAAGAATTGACGCTGCAGCTTATTCAATTGCCAGTGTCATTGCCATGGCGGGTGACAGCATTCAAATGTGTGAAAATGCTCTGCTCATGATTCACGACCCATGGACTTTCACGGAAGGAAATGCCGACGAACTACGCAAAGATGCTGAAATCTTAGACATACACAAAGACGCTATCGTAAGAACTTATGCAACACAAACTGATTTAAGCGATAGCGATATAAGCGATCTCATGAGCGATGAAACTTGGTTCACTGCTGAGTCAGCACTCGCAAACGGATTCATCGACCGAATCATCACTCGTTCCACAGAAGATGATGACGATGAAAGCACCGCCGGCAATTCAAGTCGGTTTGATGTCAACACGTTCGGGTTCAAAAACGTTCCTGAAAATTTAGCAAAATCAATCACTGGAGTTACCAACATGCCATCACAAACAAAAGTAAAACAGGAGCTAGTCAAAGACTCAACTTCAGTTGATAATTCTGACGCTTCTGACTCAGAAAACACACCTTCCGATCCGGCTAACGCGTCAGACATTAGTGCGAAATTGATTAGTGACGAACAAGCACGCAAGCACGAAATAAAGGACGGAGTGTTTGCTCACTTTCAAGAACATGCGGATTTAATGGTTGAATGTTTAATGGATGAAAAATGCACGCCAGCTATGGCCAGCAAGCTTCTGTTAAACAAGCTGGGCCAGAATTCTACGCCTGCCCAAAATTCACCCGTTATTCATTCAATCGCTGATGCCCGTGACAAGAAAATTGAAGGCATGACTAAGGCGCTATTGATTCGCTCAGGTGCCGAAAAGAATGATATGGCGAACGAATTCCGCACTATGACAACATTCGAGATTGTGCGTGAATGTTTAGATATGGCAAAAATAAATTATTCGCGAATGGATAGATCGCAAATGATCCAGTCTGCGTTTACACATAGCACATCGGATTTCCCCGGCTTATTTGAGAACACCCTAGGCAAGATCCTGCAAACAGCATACGACGGGGAACCATCTACGTGGCGCCCTTGGGTTGACGTGACTCGAGTGAACGACTTTAAACCTAATAGCCGGGTACGTATGGGGTCATTCAACTTGCTCAAGACCGTACCGGAAGGCGGGGATTTTGAGAGTGGTTCGTTCGGCGAAGAACGAGAAACAATCCAAGCTGAAACGCAAGGACGTTTGATTACAATCACTCGTCAAATGATCATCAACGACGATCTTGACGCTATCAGCCGCTTGCCCCGAATGATGGGCAGCGCTGCTAGCCGCTCTATTTCGAGAGATGTTTACCGTACGTTAAATGATAATGCTTTAACCAGCGATGGCTCAGCATTGTTTTCTACTGCTCACGGCAATCTTGGCGACCCTGCTGGACCAATCACCATTGCTTTGCTTGATTTGGGTCGCCAAGCTATGGTTAAGCAGGTCGGCCCAACAGCAGCAAACGGCGAAGAAAATGATGATTACGTCGGCGCCCGTCCAGCTTACTTATTAGTCGGCATTGGTCAAGAAATCGCGGCACGGGAATTGATACAGTCTGCAACTTACGCAAACGGTGGCCGTAATAACCGCGAGATTAACCCTCTACAAAACTTCGTGGAAATAATCTCTGATGTTCGTATCCCTGGAAATAAATGGTACTTAGTTGCTAATCCTAATCAGATCCCATTGATGGAGGTCGCTTTTCTTGACGGCAATGAGACTCCTTTCATCGATTCCATGGAAGGTTTCAAGTCAGACGGCATTTCTTACAAAGTGCGCTTAGATTATGGCGTGGGTGCTAACGATTTCCGTGGCGGTTTCTGCAACCTTGGCGCTTAATCTTGCTGCTAAAAACAGCTAAACAAATATTGAGGAAAAGATAATGGCTACAAATTATATTAAAGATGGCAGCAACATCAGCTATACCAACCAAGGCGCGGCTATTGCCTCTGGTAGTGTAGTTGTGATCGGTTCGCTTGTGGCTGTGGCATTAACTGACATCGACAATGGTCAAACTGGTGCAGTAGCGCTTGAAGGCATCTTTTCTCTGCCTAAAGTGCCTGCGGATACTTTTGCCCAAGGTGATCAAGTATTTTACGACGTAAGCGTCAGCCAATTCAGTAATTTAACCCCTGCGGCCGGCGATATTCTCAACGCCGGTGTAGCTGTTGCATCAGCTGAGGGATCAACACAGTTTGCGGAAATCAAACTGAATGGTAACGGCGGCAGCATCTCCGTCTAATGCCAAACCGTGAAGACATTGTCGACGACATTGATGCGATGCTTGAAGATTGGGATGAAGCTACAGCGCACCCAGGTGCAGTGTGGCCACACCTTAGCGATAGACCGACCAACATATTCGGCAGATTGTTTAAGCCATCAAATCAACGCTCGTTCGGCGATGTCTCACTTAATACTAATGACTACACTTTTTTAACTTCTCAGCGTTTTGCAAATGGGTTGATACGAGATTCTGTTTTGATCGTTGACCAAATATGTTATCAAGTAGTCGCTGTTAAGCCTGGTGGCGTACAAATTGTAATTGTGGTACTGAAAAATCATGCCAGGTGACATAACTATAAGCTTTGATGGCCAAGGACTAGATGACGTTATGCGGTTGCTCAGAGCGTTACCAGACCAAGTCCAAACGAGAATATTAAACCGTGTGCTGAATAACGTAGCCACATTTGCAAGGTCGAATGCAGTCAGGCAAGTAAATGCAGAGATAAACCTCAGCCAGGCAAGCATAAGGCGGTTTACGTCCATAACACGCTCTAACTTTAGCAGTTTGCAATCACGTGTGACTATAACTGGTGAGCCAATACCTCTTATACTTTTCAGGCCATCAATGCTCAGCAACGGTTTATCTTTAAGAGTAAGACGCACTGGCGCGCGAGAAAGGCTGACAGAATCATTTATAACTAATGTTGGCAGCAATCAGAATAATTTACATACAGGCATATTCCGTAGGCGATTTAACACGTCGACAGGAAGGCGTGTTGGCAGATTACAAATAGACGAAAGATTCGGTCCAAGTATTCCAGCAGTATTTCAGAACAACGGCATAGAAATAACTGTACCAGCCTCAGGTCAACGCATTACAAACGAAGCAAACAGGCAAATTGAAGCCTACTTGAGAAGATTTTAAGCGTGATTGCAAGTATTCGAGAACGATATATGGAGCTATTACAAGCCCAGTTTGAAACTCTGACAATAAAAAATGGTTACCAGGTAGACATTGGCAGAAAGGTTTTTCGTGGGACATTTCAATTTGATGAAAGCGATATACCGTTTATAACTCTCGTGGATGGAGCCGCAAATAATCAACAAGATTACGACCAAATAACAAAAAACGTAAATGTGCAAATTGTTGGTTGGGACAGACTGCCGGGCAATAGCCGAATAGAATTTGAAAACGCCAGCATACACCTAAACAAAATTAGTAATGACATGCAGCGGTGCCTGTTTGAGATTGACTACGTTGTCGATAATCAAAGAGCAGCACTTAACTTTACAGACAGCGAATTTGGATACCCGTTAGAAGGTAACCGATTTGTTATGTGTGAATTTACTGTGCAGATGTCATTTACCGAACAACTTAGAGACCCATCAAGTTCATTGTTAGGAGCCTAATGTGGAAACAAAAAAAATAGAAATTAGAAGTGCTGTACTTGCAGATCGAGGTGATGGCGTTAAAACCGTTATCGAAGCAGGGACACATGAACTACCGACAGACGTTGCAGATAGTCTGATAAAAGGTGGCTCAGCAGTACATAAAAAAACCAAAGCAAACAAACCAATAGAAATTAAACCAGAGGTAAAAAACGATGCCTAATGCAAGAGATGCACTTTTAGAAATGGAGGTTGCGCAGACTCCTATACAGTTTTCTGAGTTAGACAACAGTGGTGACTCACGCACGTTTGCATCAAGCGATGATTTGTGGTCACGTCGAACAGGTTTTGAACCTGTGGTTCGTCCAGACGGATTAGTGAACGGCGGCATCGTTTCGACGACTACCATAAACAACCAAGTATCTGTCACAGCAGCACTGGCTTTTCTTGCTGGAGCAGAACTGAATGTGCCGTCAAGCCTTTCGTTAGCGGTTACCAGAGCGGTTACGGATACACATATTGTGCATTCCGTAACAATTAACCCAGCAGGCGCGTATGAAGTTGTTGGTGGAGCTGAAGGCACCGCATTTTCAGAAGTGCGTGGTGCTGCGGGTGGCCCTGCATTGATCCCGGTCGGCAACATTGAAGTTGCGCAAGTGCGGCTTGCCTCAAGTGTCGCGTCACCAGTGCTCGCAACTGAAATATTTTCTGCGCCCGGTTTACACACTGAGCGTTTCGACAGCCCAGCATTTACCACCGATTTTGTCAACGGCAGGGTTAGTTTTCCTGCGCCTCTGCCAGCCATTCATGTCGGTCAATTAACAAAACGTGTGTATGCTTCTTACAGCATTCCTGTGTTTTCACAAATTCCAAACGCGCGTAACTTTAAAGCGCCATATCTCAGTTTTTCTGTTTCATCCGACGAGTTCTATCAAACCACGCTTGGTTCAACATCCAGCACGCTCAACCAAGGCAGCTTTGAGACAGCGCTTAACACCGGCATACAAGACCAGATTAACCAGCTTGCCGGTGAGAACCTATGGTTTAGATTCCGACCTTCGCGGTTTCGTAGTGAACTGCATGTGACGCAGGGTATTCTTGGCGTAGACCGTACGTTTCCAGCCGACGCATTAATAACAGCCGCATGCACAATTAGTCCTGAGCAGATCGGATCTGATAGAGCTGCGTAATGGCATTTAACGTACAAAAATATCAAAGCGCTAAATCAAAGCACCGCCAGACATCAATAAAAGTTCCTGACCTGGCAGCGTTTTTTGATGATGACGATGAAGCTGTTTGGGTTGTTCGCGGCCTAACTTTTAACGAAATGAGCGTTTGCACATCGCGCGCAGAAAGTTCAGAGCGGTTCGCTGAAATTGCTAACGCATTGCTTAACAAAGGTCTTGAGGACAAAGAGGCGTCTGAAAATTTAAAAGAAGCGCTTGACGTAAACGAGAATCAGCCAACAACGCATACAAAGATGCGCTTGCAATATCTGCAAATGGCATCCATTAGCCCTCTAATAAATAGCGATATTTCGCTGAAGCTATCTGAGGTTCACCCCATTATTTTCAAGCAACTCACGGATGAAATAATCACACTCATGGGAAGGGGACAAGACGTGGAAAAGCCGAAAGCCTCTGGAAAAACATAAGCATAAGAAATTCACTTAGCCTGGCACAACGTTCAAATCGCTTTTTGTTTGAAATTAGGCCGGACGTTTTTCCAGAGGGCTACCTAACAGAAACAGAAACACTTCTTTGGTCTAAAAAAATTGAGCGAGACAATGAGGAAGCCGAAAAATAATGGTTGATTTTACTCGCACAGTTGAAATAGTTTTTGGCGGCAGAAGCGATGTCTCACGGGTTACCCGTGCCGTTGAAAATGATTTGTCTCGCCTGGAAGGCGGCCTATCATCACTTGCAAGACCTCTTGCTTCAACAACTAATGCCATCCTTGCCATCGATGCGGCAATATTGGCGGCAGGTGCGGGCATACTCGCTTTTTCTATCAATCAAGCAGTGCAGTTCGAAAGTGCTTTGCTTGACTTGCAACGAGTATTATCAGATAGCGACGGAGAAGCGTCCGACTATGCTGACACGATTGAATCTATGGCGCTTAGGTTCGGTACGTCTGCCACGACAGTAACGCAGTCACTTGCAGATTTCAGGCAAGCAGGATTCGGTATCGGAGATTCGATTGCTCTGGTAGAAGGCTCCCTCACCGCACTTGCTGTGTCCGAGGTTTCCGCAGAGCAAGCAACCACAATCTTAACTTCAACAATTCGTGGTTTCGGTTTGGAAGCTGATGACGTAACTAGGATTTTAGATGTACTAAACAGCACATCAAATAATTTTGGTGCAAGTTTTAATGAAATCGGTGATGCCGTATCGAGCGTTTCTGCTGTAGCCAGACTGGCCGGTTTATCACTTGAAGAGACGGCCGGATTCCTCACCCCAATTATTGAAAATGGAATAGCAGGCACTGAGGCTGCAAACGGATTGCGAACTGTTTTAATCCGTCTTGTCTCAGACACCGCACCCGTCATAGGCGCATTGGATACCCTTGGAATAAGCCAAAATGACTTAAATGGAGACTTAAGATCAGGTAGAGATATATTATTCGACGTCGCCGAAGCATTTCAGCAACTCACCCCAGAGCAACAACTTTATAACGCTGGTCAACTTGCAGGCATAAACAGAGCAACCACATTCGCTCTATCTGTCGGTAACTTCAACCGAGTTCTGGAAGTTACACAAGAAGTAACAAACTCTGCGGGAAGCGCGCAAACAGAACTACAGATTCGTCTTGACTCGACCCAGGTGTCACTAGATCGGGTTCGTGTTGGTTTCAATCTTGCCGCCACGTCAATCGGCACCAACTTTTTACCGCAAACCCGAGGCGTTGCAGACGCCAGCACTGACATATTATTAGCATTCAGTGAGATCATAAGTAGCGGAGGGCTGGCACCTTTTTTCGACGCATTGTCCCCCAGCCTTGACAGCTTTGAAGATGATCTAAGATCAATTGCAGAGAATTTGCCCGAAGCATTTGCAGGGCTGGACTTTGATGGTTTAATTGATTCGTTTGGTGATTTGGCTGGTCAGTTTAGCGACCTGTTTGGAGGAGTCGACTTAACAACAGCCGATGGCTTGACGCAGGCACTGCAGGCAATAATAAATAGCGGTGAATCATTAGTTAGGATCACTGGTGGCATCGTTGAATCGTTTCAGCCTCTATTTTCTGCTCTGAGCCAAGGTGGCGAAGGAATAAACGGACTCAGCGAAGAAACTCAAAACGCTATTGGAAACGTGCTTGGTTTCGGCAGACAACTTGACACTTTGCTACCAATAGTTTCATCAGTGATTTCTGCGGTGGGCGGACTCATAACCGCCATAGCTGCACTCACATTTATACGAGCAATAGGCACTGTTTCATCATTGACATCCGGTCTTGGGTCGCTGTTGTCAATACTGGGCCGAGGGGGCGTGGTAGGCGCTATCGTTGCCCTGGTTTTATTGATCGGCGAGTGGACCGGGGTTAATGATGCTGTAATAACCAGCATTAGTAATCTTGTAGGTCGGCTCAACGGAACTACCGACGCGATTGCGCGTAATGAGCAGGCAACAAGACAATCGGTTGAAGCATACGAAGAGCAACTTGCTGCGTTCCAACAAATCTCTGATGCGTCTGAACGATTACTACAAACTACTATCGATTCGCGAAGCGCTGAATTCGACAGAACCGATATAGCTAATAGATTGACCCAGGCCTTTCGCGACCAAGGCATTGAATATAACGCTTTAACCGGTGTCGTTGGTGAAGTTGATCAGGCTCAAAATAATGCCGCGCAATCTAGTCAACGCTGGATAGAAATATTAGTCGACGGAGTGCCAACGTTTCGCCAAATAGGTGCGGCCGCATCTGAAAGTTTCGGACAGGCCGCCGAGTCGGCCATTGAAGCTACCGAAGCGTCCGAAGAATTCCAAACAAGACTGGAAGAAATAGCGTCGAACGAGCGAATCGCAAACATCGAAGCGATGGTCACGATAAACGTTGCCCAGCTTGAGCAGCAAACAAGACTGGTCGAAGCCTCATTTGAATCAATCAATGCCACAGTACAAAATACTGGAAATTTAATTGGCGGGTTATTTGGCGATCTTAATGATGCAGACAGACCTCAAGAGCTAGCCATCGAACGACAAATTGAAGCAGAAAACCGACGCAGAGATGAGGCGTTGAGCTTGCAAGAAAGATTAATCAATTCGACAATAGAGCTTAACCGACAGCGGTCAAATGCCATACAGCGCGGAGATTCTCTTATTAATATTAGCGCAGATGGACTGGAGCCAGAACTAGAAGCCTTCATGTTTCGAATTCTTGAGAGAATTCAAATTCGCGTATCAGAAGAGCAAGCAGATTTGTTACTTGGAATTGATGCAGCAACACCACAAGTGGCGGCTTAATGTGATATCGATAACCAGCGTTTCATATGATCCAATCGGTTATGTTGTGTTTGAGCAATCGGCGCAAGATAGCGACAGCGAGATATCGCGCAGGACAAGCGTCACGTCAACGCTTGACGGCGGAGTGACTATATTTGATGGCGGCTTTACCGACTCGGGCCGTGTATTACAGATAACTGACAGGAGCCCAACGCTTGCAAGGCGGCAGGCCGTCGAACGATTACTAAAACTCTATCCGCTTGTTAACGTAGCCAATGATGAAGGTGTGTTTCTGGCTTCGCCTAACTCTATTAGGTTTTCTGGCGATCAGTTGACAATAAGATTAAACGTTAAAGAAAAGCTGGCATAGCAATGTCATATCGTGATGCGGTTCTGGCCGATAATCCCATATCGTATTGGCGTTTCGAAGAAACGTCCGGCACCACTCTTGTTGATGAGCAAGGCGTTCAGGACGCAGTCAACGGATTGGGGTTTTCTGACGAGTCGACTCTTGGCGTGCCGGGTGCATTTATTGAGTCGCTTGGCGTTCGATTTCAAGAAGGGCAAGAGATCGAGATACCCAACAACGTATCGCTTGAAACGTCAGGATCTATATCGGTTGAATTGTTTGTTTCTTTTGGTCCAGGAAGTTCCGGTGAAAGAATAATTGACTCAGGCGACATTGATATAAGTGTTGACGGCGTCCAACCTGGACACATATTTGTATTGCTAAGACCAGAGTCAATTCCTGGTAGCAACGGGTCTAATTTTGTATTTATTGTTAGCGATAACCCTATTGACGATGAGCAATGGCATCATATCGTTATTGTCTATGACATAGTCGCTCTTACTGGATCACTCTATATAGATTCAGTACTTCAATCTGACGTAGCAACTCAAGTTGGGAACCTGCCTGACACTTCTTCAATGGAGGTGGGCAATAGATTTTCATCTAGCACGTTTAATCTGTTAGTTGATGAACTGGCTATTTACCACAGTGCGTTAACGCAAGCGCAAATAAGCGCGCACATAGCAGCAATTCAAGCGGAAGAAATTATAGCTGTTGCCGCCGACCCTGAATCTATTGAATTTAACGCGTTACAGCTTTCAGCGCTGACAGCTACTAATCCAGCGTTCGATCTGATTTTTAAAAGAGAATATCTAGCAGAGATAACTTTCCCAGGATTACCCACGATTGAGATACCGTTTTCTTCATTCACTGCCCGTCTGACAAATAGTGCCAGTTCGATATCAACATTATTTATACCAAATGTGGCGGATTATATAGACATAATAGACGCACGCATCGATGGCGGCAGATTACAAGTTTATGAGTTAATAGATTCGAACATACTTGTTCAACGCGGGCTGATATCATCACTTGCTCTTGTATCATTTGATGTGACGAAAACGAGTGCAAGTCATAACGGCTCACTAGTTTCGGTATCATTAATCGTCAGCCAAAAAGCTTCAGTTGTGAAGCTAACTGATATTTCTCTGCGTAGTGTTATTAACGATAAACAGCGTATTCGCGCAGCGTTTAATTCATCTTTAAAGCCCGGTGACACGGTTGATATCGACGGCGATCAATTCATCGCAGATTTGGTTGTTATAGATTTAAATCAACAGCGTCAAATTATGGAAGTTTCTGAAGCTTAATTTAACAAGAGGTTGAAAAATGGCGTTTACTTTTACTGGTTACAATAGCTTATTAAGGACTTGGCACGACGGTACTGTCGACGCTGATACTGACATTATTAAACTCGCGCTTCTAACTAGCAGTTATAACCCCGACCTTTTACTGCATACAATTTTCGGCGACGTGGCGGCATCAGAATTGCCAGCTGCTAACGGTTACGCTGCGGGAGGCTTACAGCTGACTAATACTGTCGTTAATCAAGATGCTTTTGACGCTGATGATGTTATATTTGTCAATCTTGGTTCCCCGGTTAACGTGACTTTCCGATATGGAATTCTGTATGTTGACGAAACAAAAAACGGAATTGTCCGGCCTTTAATCGGTTTGATCTTGTTTGATGATACCCCGGCCGACGTAATCGTTTCGGCTAGTAATTATGGCATACAGTGGAGCGCTGCGGGGATTATACGTTACGCATATATTGCTTAGTTGTGAATTATCGCGACCTGGTCATCGACGATGGTGCCGTCATATATTATAGATTTGAAGAACCCTTTGGGTTAATAATTACCGATGAAATTTTAACCCAAGATGCAACAAACAGTATTATCGGCGCAGGGCCAGCTATCCTTGGCCAGCCTGGCGCGTTTGGATCGTCTTTGTCACCTTTATTTGTTGATAACAGTGCTATCGGTGCGCCTGCACGTGCGTTTTACGAGCCTAATCAATCAGCTTCCGTCGAGCTTTGGTTTAATCTCGATCCGGGTGACGTTGGCATTGTCTTTTTTGATGGTATCGGCATAAAACTTCAGCTTGATGTCGTCACAACTGCAGGCATATTACTAGCAGATCTATCGACATCTTTGAGTTCTGCGCAGCTACAATCAAACTCGTCACTAGATGATAGCCAGTGGCACCATGTTGCAATTGTTTACGACCAGGCGGGTGCAACAGCCTATATGATTGTTGATGGAGCACAACAAACGGCTGTGGTCTCGCTGGATGGTGTATTGACGCCCAGTGTCGACGGGCTGGTTTTCGGTGGATTAGATGGTGCGCAGTGGTTTAACGGCCGACTTGACGAATTCGCCTTGTATCATGACGCGTTGACGGTGATGCAATTATCAGCGCATCGAGAATTAGCATTATCTGAACTGCCATTGTTAAGCATAGCGATGACGCTGGCACAGGGCACTACAAGCAAGCCAATACAAGCTAATATTGTGCCGTCACTAATTATGGCTCTTACGTTTCCAGGTATTCAAACGCCTGTGGCGGAAATCCCGTCGCTTGTTATGTTGCTGTCGTTTGATCAGGCAGTAGTATTCACGTCACCATTCCCCACCAACATTTTAAAAAATATTTCCATCGCTATGTCGCTGCGGTTTGTGCCTCCTCGCATAATTCGTGAGCTGGTCGACATGCCAGTTAATACGGTCTATATTGCGACGTTAAAAAATGCTTATAATGATGAAATAGAAATACCTATATCTAATTTCCAATTGAGATTGAGAGCTAATGGAAATTCTTTTTTATCGATAACCATTCCAAACCTTGCCACATTATTTACCGTCATTTCAGATCGCCTTGATGGCGGCACGTTAACAGTTTTTGAGGGAGACGTTTTGCAGGACGGGACAATAGTGCGCGACCAGATCGTCAACGTTCAGGTCAATACGTTTAGACAAGATCAAGGCGCGCGAGCGAACACGGGAACACTTTCAGGAAATTCCACACTTGTAATTGAATCGGTTATAACAAGACTGATAACTAATGCGGTGTCCATATCAAGAAACCAAGGCCGCCGCAGAATTCGCGCGCCCATTGATCGACACCTTAAGCCTGGCGATACGGTCGATACAGTCGGCGAACAATTTGTTGTGGGTGCTATCAGCATGAATTTTAGCCAAGCGTCACAATTTATGGATGTTGAAGAGCTTTAGAAATGGGCAAAGCGACCATCTTAAACAATCTTGGCAGCGGAAAATATCTTGTTAGGCTTGATCTTGATACAACAGCAGCACAAGCGACACGACAGATAATTTTTGAGCGTATAAACATAGTTGAAACCGAAACGATTCCAGCGCTTGAGGCAGACAGGGCGCAGGCACAAATAGATTTTTTGGCCGCACAGTCAGAGCTTGATGTTGTCATTCAAAGATTTAGTGATGGTGAAATTACTATAGAGGAACTATCCTCGGCGCACCAAATCTTTAGATTGGGCGCTGAAATTAGAAGAATACAAGCTGATGTGATTTTCAATCAAACCCAATTAGAGCTTGCCAGCCTTAATGAGGAATTAAAAAAGTTAGACGCGCTTGTAGATAGTATTGTCTCGGAAGCATGGTGCGCTGACTATACAGAAAATTTGGAAGGTGAAGTAGGTACCATTGATATTGAGTCTGAGCTATTTGAAAATAACACTGTGCAAATTTCGGGCTCTGAAATAGTTGGCGGCCAAAAAAATCTTAAACCCGTTATTTTGCGGCCAGGATTTTTCGGCGATGCGAAATTTAATGCTAACCGTGACGGACAATTCTCACCTATTAATGCGGGTAGTGCGTCCGCTGCTTTTTATAACGCAGCACTATTGCCCGGCTTACAGAAATGGTACCCAGGGTCCCGTGTTGCAATGGTAGACAAGGTCAGCGATGAAACTCTGGACGTCACATTGAATGATGCGCACAGCAATTATCAAAACATCAACATCAATCAACAGACAACGTTCGAAGATGTTGAGGTTAAATATATGAGCTGCGGCTCTTCTGTATTCAGCGTAGGTGACACAGTTGTCGTCGAATTCATGTCCAGAAATATTGCAAACCCTGTTGTTATAGGGTTCGTTGACAATCCAAAATTATGTACAGCAGGGTTTGTTGCAATACCAGTTTCAGATTCTGCCCCTGGCGGATGGGGTCAGCCATTCGCGGATGACGGGGGAGTTGCCATTAACGCGCCATTAGGTACAGTAGGCGGGTCGCACAACCAAGTGATATTTAGAGCTAACCCTTCTGCCGTTTCCCGTGATCAAAATGTTAGTTTTGGTAGGCAGGCATGGGCTGTGAAAAACCAAGGTGATACATTATTAACAACCGATACTAGTCGTATTTACCGACGCGGTGCGCAGTACGCAAGGCTTCCAGTAGGAGAAACTCTTCGTGGCGCAGCATTGACGCCCAGTCGGAAATATATAATTGCGGTGACAGCACGGGTATCGTCATTAACTGTTTGGCGCAAAATAAACAAGCTGGATTTGTCGCGCAGTATTTTTGATGCTATTACAGCGCCGGAAGGCTGGCATCAGGTTGATACGTTGAGTCTGCTACAAGATCAAATGAATTGGGGTGCAGACTGGCAAATCAATCAATCATGTTCCCGAGCAACAAGCCAGCAATCTTTCACACATCCAACATTACGCCCCGACTTCGTATTTAACCTAGGTCCCGAGGGCGATAATTTTCAACTGACTGCAAATTCTTTTGTGGGAACGTTTTTTTCAGAAAGCGTCGACCTGGTTTTTAATGGCATCGATAGTCTTAACACATCAGACGTATCTGCAAACTTATCGAAACAAGAAATAAACTACATTAATTTACATACGAATCAGCGCATCAATAATCAGTGTTTTTATACTGAAGGAAGAAATTCAGGCGGTGAATATGTTTTGCAGTCAAGGCATATCATGACTGGCCAACATCAAATCGGTGCAGCATTTGATGGTGATAGTAAAATCGTTGCTACTATTGAAGCATTAGGCGCAGGCCTCTTTATAGACATATTAAACGAAGCAGGGCCAAATGGACTTCTTGCACAAGAGCGATTTGGATTACGCGATGAAGAGCTGACGGATTTTAGGAACGACAGTGTTGAGCTAGGCGTTGGCCTAAAAATAGGTTCAACTCGATTTCCTTTTTTTACTTCAGGTCTTATTGACAACAGCTCTTGGGTTCGTGTTGGAACACTTTTTAATCCTGGCGAACCTGTTAGGAGCCGAACAAGAACAATAGAACAGTCGGAAATTATTTATTTAGACATCAGGTCACTAACAGTGGTGATACTAAGACAAAGAGAAACAACAACGGCCACTGGCGCAATAATATCAGGTATATCGAATGGAATGAAGACGCATTTGCTTGACCTTGAAGTTTATGTCGGTGGGTCAAAGATATTTTCTAAGAACCTAATTACCAACATAGTGGAGGATACTGTGTTCAGTGCGCAGCCGCCTACCGGTCCAAGCGCTGCTTGTAGAGCTATTTTGTCGCCCGGAGAAACATTCCCGTTAAACCCAGAAAGCTTTGATGTAAACATAGAAAACCGAACGTTTATTAAATATATTTTGCCATTCCATGGAAGCCTTAATGCACCAAAACTCACAGATACAGCAGGACTGACGCTATCAGTCGATGGTCAATCTGATTTTAATGGAAACACCGTTTTATCGTTGTCGTATGCATATAACGATAACGAAAACGTCTTCAATTTCATGACGAGTGGTGACATTGTCCAAATCTTGCAAATTCAGGGCGATAACCCACGCTTGTTAAATATCGGAGTAATTTAAACCATTGTCAAAGTTCGACCCTGCTTTTCGCTTTATTCGGAAAATAAATTTCTAGTGGCGGAGCGTCTATCCACTGTTACGTTAGATTTAAGTGGTTACAACTGATGTAAACACATATTAGTTAATTTATTACGTACATCTAATTATGTTTTATAACTTAGTTAATAGCCCTACACTTCCTGAGTTTACACTCAAAAAAATTGGATTTTTATAGCTATGAATTATCAAGCCATTGCGGTAAAGCAATATCGCGATTATATCGTCGAGCCGGTGCTGAAGGAGTTAAACATGCATAGCGAATCGGCTGTGCGTTTAGTGCTCGGCACCGCAGCGCAAGAATCAAAGTTTGATTTTGTCAAACAAATAGGCGGAGGCCCGGCGCTTGGTTTATATCAAATGGAGCCTGCGACACACGATGACATTTGGCAAAACTACCTGGCTTATAAGCAAAAATTACGCGATAAAATGCTCTACGGAATCGGTGCAATTTGGCACAACGATATGCCGCGGCATCATTTGCTGATCGGCAACGCGTTTTATGCGACAGCAATGTGCAGATTGCATTATCGACGAGTAAAAGCTTGGCTGCCGCAAAAAGACAATATCGAGCAGTTGGCAATGTACTGGAAACGGCACTACAACACGCGACTGGGCAAAGGCACAATCGACGAATTTGTACATTCGTATTACACAATAATTGGAGAAAACCATGCACAATAAACTCATCGATGCCGGCACACTTGACGTTGATGATGTGCTAACAGTTGTTAGTGTGCTTGATTTCATTATACAAACAGCGATGCCGCTGGCAGAGCGGCAGCGATGACCGTCTATTTGCTGCACGGCTTTAACGTGCGCAAGCCCGAGAATACTGTCGGCAATTGCGCGCCAGCGATTTATGAGATGGGCCACACGCCGCAGATTATCAATTATGGCCATGTTGGCTTGATTAATCTACGTCCGATCAACGAAACCGTTGCTCGATTGCTTGGCTCAATAATCAAGCCTGGCGATGCCCTAATTACACACAGCAACGGTGCTGCTATTGCTTATCAAGCTGCGCGCGAGTTTGGCTTGCAAGGCTTGAGCGCTTTAATGATGCTCAATCCTGCGCTTGACCAAAGCATTGTTTTCCCGCGCGATACAGCGAGCCGTATCGTCGTTGCTTACAATCCTACCGACACACCTGCGTTAGCTAGCAAGCTGTGGCGCTGGGGCGCTTATCTCTCGCCGCTGCGGCTTAAGTATGGACGACATCTTTGGGGTGCGGCGGGGCGGTTTGGTTTTGACAAACAATCGCGTTACGATGCACACATCAATATGTGCGTTGGGCCGCACGCGGTTAAAGGTCACGGAGGACAATTTAAAACACGCGAGCTAGCAAGCTATTGGACGCATAGACTGATGGCGGCTGCCGAGCTGCCGCGCATAGAAGGCTGACATGAAAACCTATCTAAAGTTATTATTATTTGCGCTGTCAGTCTGCATAATTGCCTTTCCCAGTTACGCTAAACGCCAACATCCCGAGCGCTGGTATCAAGACAAACACTGCAAAGGCATTGTCGAATACCGTTTGCCTGATGCGACCCGCGTCGACTGCATGGTAGGTGGCTATGCAGTCGAATATGATTTCGCAAGCAAATGGGCTGAGAGCATCGGCCAATCTATTTATTACGCGACAGTTACAGGCCGCAAGCCAGGGGTAGTGTTAATAGTAGAGTCTCCCCGCGACTGCAGGCACATACTAAAAATAAGACTGGCTATAAAATCGTATTGGATACCCATCGATATACAGCTTATCTCGCCGGTCGGCGAGAATGGAATTAAAACAATATCGTGCAAAGTGGACTAACCGAATATGCAGCTCAGCAAAGACGACATAAAAAACGCCATCAACGAAGTGCTGACCGAGCGCGATAGAATAGATGCAATAAGCCATGCCGACCATCATCAGTTTATCGCTATTTTAATGAGCGAAAGAAAGCTGGCGATTGAGCGTAACGAAGCAATAAAAAAGAAAGTTTACGGTTGGGGCATAATCAGTGCTATTGGTGGTTTTCTGGGTTTGCTGGGTACGCTAGCTTGGCACGCCGCAGAAAATTATTTCAAGGCTGTGTCTGGCGGCTAGCTTTTTCTGCTGTCAGCACTCTGCGCGCGCTATACAGCTTATTATCGACAACAATAAAGTCTTTGTTTAGCCATTGCGTCACTTGCGGCGGCGCAATGTTGTTAGCGTTAGCAAAGGCACGTTGCATTCCGCTGTAATATTTGTCGATATAATTTTTTAGTGTTATTGCTTGCATGTTATTGCTCTGTATTGTTGTCTGATGCAACCGCAATCGGCGGCAGCCATTTTACAGTTAGTTTTTTATCATCACCCGCTCCCACCCAAAAGCTATGCCAGTGCGCGCGCCGAATGTGAGGTGCTTTTTTACCTGATCCGCCGCCGGCGGCGGCGCGTATTCTGTCGCCGGTTTGTTTGCACAAATCCCAGTATCTTGGCTTGGCCGCAGGGAACAATCTCCAGCCTTTTTTTGTACGCTTCGGCTGTGGAAATGATGGCTTTTGATTGCCGTTATATTCAACGCCGTCACTGCACACATACAGTAGTAGTGATATCAAAGAATAAACCGATTCGCTCATTTGCATAACAAGATCGTCTGATTTGTTAAATGCAACTCCCACTTTTTCTGCTTTTTTTACCGTCTCACTTAGTGATCTATCGATAGCTTCTGTTATTGTCCATGCGCCCAAGTGCAACACAAAAGGTATCAGTTGATCATCAGTATCGAGCAATAAGCGCAGCTCGTGACGCTCTGTATTAACGTCATACTCTAAGTGCGCAAAAAACCCAGCTAAGTTGTGAGTCATCCAGCGCATTTTTGGCGTCTCAATATAGAGGCACCATTCTGGCATCCGATAAATCACATCAGTTGGTATAGCGCCGCGCGGCACGGTCTCGATAAGAGATTGATAAACTGTCTCATCAAAGCGGTATATTGATTGCGTATAGCGCCAAGCACCGAGCGCTGCGAGCTTTGCGACATCAGCAATGTATAGTTGACTGATCTCATTAACTTGCAGCTCAGAGCTAACGACAGCATACCAACCGGACATCGGACAAAAACACCAATCCGGCCAATTTGGTATATCTGTGCCCCGGTCTCTGCGCAGCTCATCGAGCTGCGACCAGGCATTAGGATAGTCGTCTTTGATTGAGTGCAAAAAAGTAAGAGGGCGCGGTATGC